CCCCCCCCATCGGTCGAGATGGCCGTCTGGATCACCGTGACCACTCGCGACTGGAAGGACACGCCGGGGATGGCGCTTACCCGACCGGATGGACGTTCGAGGGTCGATCAGTTGCCGCGACAGGTGACGGCCGCAGTGTGGGCGACGTTGACGGCTTCGGGGAACTCGAACGTGGGCTTCCTCCCGAGCGCGATGAAGGAAGCGATGCGACTCCACCCGCAAGGCAGGTACACGCTCATGACGCAGATCGCAGCGACGTTGAATCCGACTCCGACGGCTTCGGAACACAAGTACCGACTGGCGGGCAACTCGCAACAGAGCAAGTCGCTGGCTGCGATCTCGATACGGACCGGCCGTGGAGCAGCACAACCTACATCATCGGGCACGACGGAAAAGCTCGGCGGATTGAACCCACAATTCGCCTGCTGGCTGATGGGTTTCCCTCTCGCAATTCTCAACTGCGCGCCCTCGGCAACGCCATCGTCCCGTACCTCGCAGCGCAAGTAATCCGGTCGTACCTGGAAACAAATCCGTGAACAACCCCCGCTGGATTCGCTGCCCGGATTGCGACGATTTCTACTGCACTCTGCGCGGAGAGCACGTCGCTGATTGCGAATGCCCTAGCCTCGACGAACTGATCGAAGAGCAAGACCTCGATCCGTATTTCGATGGAGGACCCGAAGATGCGTGAGTTGCACCTGGACTACGAAACCAAGTCGAAACTTGAACTCAAGAAGGCCGGGGCGGATGTCTATTCGCGGCACGAGTCGACTAAGGTGCTGTCGCTCGCGTGGAAGATGGACGACGAATTCATCAAGGTGTGGGAGCCGCACCTGGGTCCGATGCCGCCGGAGTTGCGCGAAGCGCTGACCGACAAGAACGTCCGCAAGATCGCGTTCAACGCGGCATTCGAGATCGCGATCACGCGCAACACCCTGAAGATTCCGACCGAGCCTCGCCAATGGCGGTGCGTCGCTGTGATGGCGCTGTCGCTCGGCTTGTCCGGCAAACTGGAAATCCTCGTGCGCGATGCGCTCAAGTTTTCCAAGGATATGTGGAAGAGCCCGGAAGGAGATCGCCTGCTGCGGCTCTTTTCGTATCCATCGTCGAAGGCTACGTGGGAAACGCACCCTGTCGATTGGGCGAAGCTCATCGCCTACAACCGCCAGGACGTCGCGGTCGAGACCAAGGCTTACAAGACGATGCTGCGATACATCGACAACATCGATGGGCTGTTCGACCTGTGGGTTCTCGACATGCGCATCAACGCGACCGGGTTGCCGGTCGACGACGACTTCATTGAATCGGCGAAGATCATCGCGGCGAAGTCGAAAGCGAAGTACATGGCCGAGCTTCGGCGGCTGACGGGGGTCAAGAATCCCAACTCGCCGAAGCAGATGCTCGCGTGGCTCCAGGCGCACGGCTACCCCTACGCCTCGCTTGCAAAGAATCGCGCCATGATCGCGATGCGGGATGAGCCGAAGCTGACGGAAGAGGCCAAGGTCGTTCTCCAGTTGCGCTTCGACTCCAACAAGACCTCGCTCGCGAAGTACGACGCGATCCAGCGAGCATCGTGGGGCGGTCGCATGCGCGGCACGTTTCAGTACATGGGCGCAGCCGCGACCGGCCGTTGGGCGGGTCGCATTCTCGGGCAGAACATGCCGCGCCCGTGGAAGGGTGTCGAGGAGTTCCTGTCGCAAGCGCGAGACATGATCTCGCGCCGCGATCTCGACGACATCGAAGTGTTTTTCGAGAAGGCGCTTGAAGTCCTCGCGACGTCGATCCGTTCGGCGATCAAGGCTCCCAACGGACGCAAGTTGGTGGTTGCCGACTTAGCCTCGATCGAGCTTGTCGTGATCTCGTGGTTGACGCATTGCGTCTTCTGGCTCGGCGTCGTGCGCGCCGGCAAGGACGCGTACAAGGCGTTCGGCGAGAAGTGGTTGGGCGTGCCGTACGACGAGATCACCAAGGAGCAGCGAGGTTGGAGCAAGCCGCCCGCGCTCGGCTGCGGCTACCGCCTTGGCCCTGGCCGCGAGATCATCAACGCGAAGGGAGACCTGGAGAAGATCGGGCTGTGGGGTTACGGCGCGAACATGGGAATCGATCTGACCAAGGAGCAGTGCAAGACGGCCGTCAAGGTCTACCGTGAGTTGTCGCCCGAAATCGTCGCTGCGTGGTACGAATTGCAGGACGCCGCGCTGGAGTGCGTTGGCAGCGGCGAGCCGCAGACTGCGCTCGGCGGCCTCATCGTGTTCGACATCCGTGCGCCGTTCCTGCGCATGCGCCTGCCGAGCGGTCGCTTCCTGCACTATTGCCGGCCGCGCATCGAACAGGTCGAGATGGAGTACGAAGACGAAGACGGTGAGATCGTCAAGAGCAAGAAGATCGGTCTCACCTACGAACGTGCAAGCCAGACCAGCGGCAAGTGGGTCCGCCGCGCAAATCACGGTGGGCGCTTCATCGAACAGGCGGTGCAGGCCATCGCGCGCGATCTACTTGCCGAAGGTCTGCGTAACGCGGATGCTGCCGGTTTCGAGGTGATCGGCCACTACCACGACGAAATCCTGACGCTGGTCGACGAAGACGGAGACCTCGGGGTCGATGAACTCGTCGAGTGCATGACGCGCCTCCCGAAATGGGCGGCAGGGATGCCGTGCCGAGCGGAAGGCTACGAAGGTTTCTTCTACCGCAAGTGACCTATGAAAAAGACCGGACGCGAATCGACACTGGAAAAAGACTTGAAGAAGTACATGGAGTCTCAAGGCGGGTTGTTCCCGAAATCGGTCTCGCCGGGAAAGAAAGGTTGGCCTGATCGCAACCCGTCGCATCCGTTCTGCGGCCCTTTCTACATGGAAGTCAAACGTCCAGGTGAAAAATCGACCCCGTTGCAGATGGAGGTATCTCGGGAGATGGCGCGGCATGGTTATCGCGTCTACGCGAGTGTCCACCAATTCCGCATCGGCAAAGAGATCATCGATGACGAGATCAACTGTGTTATCCCCTCCCAACGACGCCACCATCCGGTGCAACCATGAATCTTGAAGATATCGCCAAAGTCGAAGCCGAGGCGCAACGTAAAATCGGCCATCAGTCGATGGTTGCGCTCCTACCGAAGACCGTGATCGAGTTGTGCGCGCTCGCAAGGAAGAGCGTAAAGCCTGACGAGGAGAAGACCGATGTCTAAGACATATTCTTTGGTTTGCGTCGAAGCCAAGGCGAAGATATGGATAGGCCAAAGTCAGAACAGCGAGTCGAAAATGACCAGCTTCTATTCCGATGAGCCGGAGACGATGGCGGCCCTCGGGGAGTTTCTTCGCGATACCCAAGGGAAGCCCCTGGCGCTGATGGAGGATTGCCAGATAGACGACATTGAGTCCGAAGAAGGGTTCAAAGAATACAACCGTGCGTACTAGGGAGCAGCTAAGGCAGTATCAGCGCGCGGCGGTCCGGTTCATCAAGGAGACCAAACGCTGCTTGCTGTTCATCGATCCTGGCCTCGGCAAGACGGCTTCGACGCTGACGGCTATGTGCGATCTGATGGATAACCTCGACTGCGGCCGAGTGCTCGTCATCGCGCCGCCTAACGTGGCCCGTAATACCTGGCACGCGGAGATGGCGGCGTGGGCGCATCTCAAGAATCGCTCTTACGCGATCATCGACGGCACGCCGAAGAAGCGCCGCGAGTTGTTGAAGAGGAACGTCTGCTTCCACATCATTTCGATGGAACTCCTGCCGTGGCTGTTGCAGGAGTTCGGTGGAGACGTGCCGCGCTTCACGACGGTCCTAGGCGGCGAGATCGAACAGACGCCGCAAGGTTTCTTCCTCGGCGGCAAGCCACTGAAGCGCGGCGACACGGTGAAATCTCCGGACGGCAACCTGTATCGCGTCGGTAACGGCAAAATCAACAAGGCGCGAAAAGACACCGCGTTCCGTTATGAGCCCGGCGACACCATCAAGGCGGCTGACTCGGGTTGGAAGCCCCCCGAGGATTTTCCGTACGATGCCGTCGTTCTCGACGAAAGCTCGCTGGTCAAGGACAGCAGCACGAACCGTTGGCACGCGTTGAAACAGTTTGCTTTCATGGTCGAGTATTTCGTCGGCCTCACCGGTTCTCCGGCCACCGAGGGATATCAGAACTTGTGGTCGCAGTTCTATCTCGTGGACGGCGGACAGCGCTTGGGTGGAACGATTACCGGCTTCCGCGACCGTTGGTGCTATTCGACTGACGACGGCAAGAAGTACAAGGTCAAGACCTGGGCGATCCCGATCATAGAAAAGCGCATCGCCGATGTGACTTTCACTTTGCGCGAGGAAGACTACAGCGACCTCCCGCCGCGAATCTACAACCGCATCCACCTTACGCTCGACTCGGACTCGCTCAAGCAATACAAGAAGTTCGAGAAGACTTACATCCTAAAACTCAATGACGAGAAAAAGCTGACCGCGCTCGACGGAGCAGGCATCACGCAAAAGCTGTTGCAGTACGCCAACGGAGTTGTCTACAACACCGAAGACGAAGAGAAGGTCGAATACTTCTTCCACCGGCTGAAGCTCGACGCGTTGCATCGATTGGTCGAGGAATACCAAGGCCAACCGATTCTCGTGGCTTACGCATTCCAGTCGGACGTCCGCCGCATCATGAAAGAGTTTCCCGGCGCGCGACTGCTCGACAAGAAGAAGGAAACCGAGGACTCGTGGAACCGTGGCGAGATTCCGATCCTGCTGATCCACCCCAACCAGGCTTACGGGCTCAATTTACAATTCGGCGGCCATAACGTAGCTTGGTACGGGCTGACGCATTCCCTGGAGCGCTACATCCAGTTGAATAAGCGACTGCACCGTAGCGGCCAGACCAAGCCGACGCTGATCCACCACCTCATTGTGCAAGGCACTATCGACGAAGATGTGATGGAAGCCCTGGCCGGCAAGAACGACATGCAGGAAGCCTTGCTCAACGCATTGAAGAAACGAGTCGAACACTATGTCAAGCAAGCCTGAAGAAGACGCCAAAATCCTCCACATCGGCGCGACCGTGGCGCAGTTGGCGACGATCTTCGGGATGTCGCAGAAGACCGTGAACCAGCGCATCCTCGGTCGCGCGGTGCCGTCGCTCGCCAAGGGCCAGACCGAGAAGGACGCGACGCGATATCACATCCGCGACGTTGCCCCGCTGCTGTGCGAACCTCAAGTCGACATCGAGGCGCTGCTGAAGTCGCTTACGCCGTCCAAGTTCCCGCCGATGCTCCAGGATGCTTTTTGGAAGGCGCAGAAATCTCGCCTTGAAGTCGAAGAAACCCTCGGCAACCTCTGGAGCACCGAGAAGGTAGTGGGCGTATTGGCCGATTGCTTCAAGCCAGTACGCATGGCGATTTTGATGTTCAAGGAACAAGTCGAGCAACAAGAAGAACTCTCGCCCACAGCGCGCGCGCTGCTGGAGTCGTTGAGCGACGGCCTGCTGGAGTCGATGCACCACGGGCTCGTCAAGCAGTTCGAGAACTACGTCCCTCCCCCCGACGAGCACGGAGCACCGCTCGGCCACGGCACGTCCATCGTGGTTGAGACCGGGGAGGAAGCGCGTGAGTTTGATGATGGGTTTGACGATGACTAACGCTCCCGTCAGCCTCGGTCAGATCGTCACCGATGCGGCGGGCATCTTCCGGCCGCCGGAACGATTGACGGTCGCCGAAGCGGCGGTCAAATACGTTCGCGTGCATGCGCCGCCCCGTTACTCCGGCCCGTACAAGCCGGAAGAAACGCCGTACATGGTCGAGCCGCAAAACTTGTTGACCAGCCGTGACCACACGTCCATCGTGTTTTGCGGCCCGTCGCAGACCGGCAAGACTGAAGGGCTCATCATCAACGGGTGTGCGTACCTGGTGAAGTGCAACCCGATGGACGTGATCCTGTTCGGGCCGTCGCAGAGTGCAGCGCGTGACTTCTCCAAGCGACGCATCGACCGCATGCACCGCCACTCGCCATACCTGCGTGCGGAGTTGCTTGCGGGCCAGCACGCCGACAACACGCATGACAAGACCTACCGTTCGGGGATGATGCTGTCGGTGTCGTGGCCTTCGGGCAACGAGATGTCGTCGAAGCCCGTGCCGGTGACGATGCTCACCGAGTACGACCGCATGCCCGAGGATGTCGATGGCGAAGGCGCACCCTTCATCCTCGCGCAGAAGCGTACGACGACGTTCGGCAGCATGGCGAAGACCGTGGTTGACTCTTCGCCTTCACGCATCGTCGAAGACCCGAAATGGAAGCCGAGGACGCTGCACGAAGCGCCGCCTTGCACGGGGACGCTCGCTCTCTATAACCAAGGAGATCGCCGCCGCTGGTATTGGCCGTGCCCGCACTGCGGCGAGTTTTTCGAGGGCCATTTCGGGCTGCTGCGATACGACACGCATCAAGTCGTCAACGGCGAGAAGGTGCCGCTGTCCCCCAAGAAATCCGGCGACTCGACGTACATGGAGTGCCCGAAGAACGGTTGCCGCATTGTGCCGACGTCGAAGCAGTCGATGAACGCGCGCGGCGTCTGGCTGCGCGACGGCGAGCGCATCGACCGAGACGGCGTGCGTTCCGGTGAGCCCGTGTCGTCGGAGTCGGCGACGTTCTGGCTTCGCGGGCCGGCTGCCGCGTATGTCTCGTGGAAGACGCTGGTCGTCAAGATGCTCAACGCCGAGAGCGATTACGAGAAAACCGGATCGCAGGAGTCGCTGAAGACCACGGTCAACACTGACCAGGGCGAGCCTTACGTCATGCGCGGCGACGAGACCAATCGTCTCGCCGAAGACATCATGGATCAGGCGATCTCGCTGCCGAAGAAGATGGTGCCGCCGGATGTGCGCGCTTTGTTCGCGTGCGTCGACGTGCAGAAGAACCGTTGGGAAGTTCAGATCATGGGGATTCGCCCAGCGTCGACCGGATACGACATCGTGGTGGTCGACCGATTCCCGATCATCAAGTCGAAACGCGAAGACGAAGACGGCGAACGGTTGTGGGTGAAACCCGCCGCGTACCTGGAAGATTGGGACTTGCTCGTCAGCGAAGTCATGGAGAAGACCTATCCGCTTTACGATGGTTCCGGGCACATGGCGATCCGCATGACGTTCTGCGATTCCGGCGGTAAGGAGGGCGTGACATCGAAAGTCTACGACTTCTACCGCAAGCTCAAGCGCGAGGGAAAGCAAGGGCGCTTCATGCCGGTCAAGGGCGAAAACCATCCGGGCTCCCCACGCGCTGCCGTGTCGTATCCCGACACGAAGCGCAAGGATCGACTCGCGCAAGCTCGCGGTGAAATCCCGGTGCTGTTCTTCAACGCCAACGCCTTGAAGGATACGCTCAACAACATGCTCGACCGCGACATCGCCGGTGGCGGGAAGATCGATTTCCCCGATTGGCTAGACGTCTCGTTCTACGAAGAACTCACCGTGGAAACGAAGTCGCCGAAGGGTTGGGAGAACAAGGCCAACCGGCGCAACGAGTCGTGGGACTTGCTCGCGTATTTCATCGGCGCGTGCGTGTGGCAGCGCGTGGATCAAGTCAACTGGCGCGACCCTCCGGCGTGGCTCAAGCCGTGGGTCAGCAACCCGTTGGTAACGCTGTCCGGCGCAGCACAAAACGGGGCAGTTGACAAGGGGGAAGGCAAGGCTCAAGATTTCACCGCCCTCGCCAACGAACTCGCCTAGCCACTATGGCCTGCTGCCCGACCCTCACGGACGCCGAACGCGCGCAGTACCAGGCGAACCTGGACGCGGCCATGCAAGCGTTCCACAACGTCATGATCGGCGGCTCGATCCGCGAATTCACCGATCAGAACGGCGAGAAAATCGTCTACTCCTCCAGCAATCGTTCGCAGTTGCTCGGCTACATCAACTGGCTGCGAGCACAACTCGGCCTCGGCTTGCTTTGCGGCTTTACCGCGCCGCCGTTGGGGGTGATTCTGTGACCGCATTCGACGACGGGTTCGGCGAAGAAACCGCGCGCCGGGGCGACCACCCCGGCGTCTCCGTAAGTGGGGCGCTGATGCCGAGGAAAAATGCGGCGGTCGGCGGCGGCGCGTTCGAGGGCGCGGATCGCCTCGGCCGGGAACTCCAGACCTGGGCACCCCCGATCAAGTCCGCCGATCAGATCATCGGCAAGGACAAGCTGATCCTCGACGGCCGTGCGCTCGACTTGATGCGCAACAACGGCCCTACGGTCGGCGCAGCGAACACGCAGAAGGATTCCATCGTCGGGGCACAATACCGACTCAATGCGAACCCGGCTTTCCGCTACCTCGGCTTGAGCGAGCAGTGGGCCGACGAGTTCCAGATGGAAGTCGAGGAGATGTTCACCCTCTACGCCGAGTCGGACGCGCATTGGGTCGACGTCGAGCGCAAGAATACGCTCACGGGCATGGTGCGCCTCGCCATCGGCTGCTTCTTCGCGGGCGGCGAAGCCGTGGCGACGATGAACTGGATGAAAGGCCGTCGTCCGTTCCGCTCCGCGATGCAGATGATCGATGCGAATCGCGTATGCAATCCGAACGACACGCAGGACACCAAGTTCCTGCGGCGCGGCGTTGTCTTGGACGGCGATGGCGCACCGCTCGGTTTGCACATTCGTCGAGCGATGGCGAACGACAACTCGCGGCTCAACGAAAGTTTTTCGTGGGACTATTGGGCGATCCGCAAACCTTGGGGTCGGCTCCAGACGTTGCACTTGCTGGAGACCACGCGGCCTGAACAATCGCGCGGCGTCGCCGACATGGTGGCTGCGCTGAAAGAAACTCGGATGGCGAAGCGGTTTCATGAGGTCGCGTTGGCGAACGCCATCGTCCAGGCATCCTTCGCCGCCGCGATCGAGTCCGAGCTTCCGCCCGACATGGCGTTCGAGATGCTCGGCGGGACCAGCGCCACGGACAGCCGCACGGCTGCGTCGATGTCGATGTTGCAAGCGATCTCCGATTACTCGCGCGGATCGAAGAACATCGAGATTGACGGCACCAAGATTCCGTACCTCTTCCCCGGCACGAAGCTGAAGCTCACCCCCACGGGCGGCCAAGGCGGCGGCATGGGCGACAAGCTGGAAGAATCGCTCAACCGCTACATCTCCGCGACGCTCGGCATCTCGTACGAGGAATACACGCACGACTACTCGCAGACGAACTACTCTTCGCTGCGTGCGGCAACGAANAAGACCTTGCGCTCGGTCCAATCGAAGAAGCGCCTGATCGCCGATGGCACCGCCAACGCGTTCTACCAATGCTGGCTGGAAGAAGCGATCACCGAAGGCCATCTGCAAACCACGCGGAGCCTGACCAACGCCAACCGTAACTGGTTCTACGACCGGCTCAACAAGGAAGCGCTCTGCCGCGCGACCTGGATCGGCGCGACGCGCGGCCAGGTTGACGAGTTGAAGGAGACCACGGCGGCGATCATGCGTATTGCCTCGGGCATGTCTACCTACGAGATCGAATGCTCCAAGCTCGGCTCTGACTTCCGCGACATCTACGCGCAGTGGAAGCGCGAGAAGCGCATGCAGGAAGAGATGGGTCTGGACTTCGATCTGTCGGTCACGCGCGGACTCGCGCTGGCCGAACACGCTACCGATACGAACAACGGGACTAGCAACGATGGATTCGACGATTAACCTGCATCAAGTGCAGCGGTTCGCCCGCGCCCCGTCGCTGATCTCGGCGGCGCATGCGCAGGAACTCGTCTCGCTGGCGAACGCCCCCGTGCGTAGCGCCGCAACCACGGCCGAAGCCGAGCAGCGTTGTGCGACGTTGTACGGCAGCGATGCGAGCGCGTCGGGCAAGCCCTTCATCTTCGCGGGTGGCATCGCCTTGATCCCGGTGTACGGTGCGCTGCTGCACCGCGACCCGTGGTGCGATTCGTGGGCTACGGGATACGACTACATCGCGTCTCGTTTCGGTGCGGCGCTCGGCGATGACGACGTGAAGGGAATCCTGTTCGACGTCAACTCTTACGGCGGCCACGTCTCGGGCAATTTCGAGTTGTGCGAGATGATCCGTGAAGCTCGCGGCAAGAAGCCGATGGCGTCCGTGGTGGACTCGCGCGCGCTGTCCGGTGGATACTCCATCCCTTCCGCCGTGGGCCAGATTTACGCCACGCCGTCTGCCGACATCGGTAGCATCGGCGTGGTGATGCTGCACATGAGCTACGAAAAATTGCTTTCGGAGATGGGGATCGAACCGACCTTCATCTTCGCAGGCGAGCACAAGGTCGACGGCAATCCGTACCAGGACTTGCCCGAAGACGTGCGCAAGGCATTCCAAGCCTCGGTGGAGAAGAGCTACGACAAGTTCGTATCGCTCGTCTCCGCAAACCGCGACATGGATGCCGACGTCGTTCGCGGGACCGAGGCTCGTGTTTACGATGCCGAGGAAGCGTTGAGCGTCGGTCTCATCGACGCCGTGATGTCGCCTCGTGCGGCGTATGCTGCGTTTCTCGCGGAGGTGTCTACCTCCACCCAAACCCAAGGAACCAAGAAAATGAGCAACGAAAACCCGACGCAACTGGCGGGCAACGAGGGTGGTGGTGACGAAGCCGCCCGCATGGAGTCCGCACGCAACGAAGCCAAGGCCGAGGGCGCGAAGGAAGGCGCGAAGGCCGCGCAGACCCGCATCGACGGCATCCTGAACTGCGAGGAAGCCGCCAAGCGCAGCAAGCTCGCCAACCACCTCGCGTTCAAGACCGAGATGTCGGTCGACGATGCGAAGGCCCTGCTCGCCGCGTCCGCCGAAGACAAGCCCGAAGCCGCTGCGGCTGGCGGTCCTGGCCCGCTGGAAACCGCGATGGCCGGTGACGTCGGACGCACGGCCGGCCAAGGCGGAAGCGATGACCCCGACAAGAAGCAGTCGGCCGCCGACCGCATCAACGCGGCGCACGCGAAAGCGACGAACGCGCCGAAGAAGTAAAACGCGGCGCGGCTTCGCCGCACCCGCGTCGCGTTACAACCCCATCGTCCCTGGAGAGCAGCAATGTCCGAATTCGACATCCACTACGCGGAAGGCCCGAACGGTGAAGACACCGGCCTGCCGCCGCAACTGATGGCCGGCGACACGCCTGCCGTCGTCACCCAGGACTACAAGATCACGGTCTCCGGATCGACGATCAAGCAGTTCACCCCGCTCAAGCGCGACAACGGCGCCGGCTTCGTGCCGTGGACCGCCGGCTCCAGTGTCGACGCCATCGCTGCGTTCGACTTGCCGGTCGGCACTTACCGCAAGTGCCTCTACACCGCCGGCATGTTCAACATCGATGCGATCAACTGGCCGGAAGGCACGACCGAAGCGCAGGCCGAACTCGCGCAGACCGGCATGATCCGTTACCGCAAGCTGCTCTACAGCGACCAGCGCACCGGCAACGAGTCCGCGTACGTCGGCCCCGGCAACGAAGCAGGCGGCCAACCGTTTGCCTTCCAGGCCGACAGCGCCACCTTGCCGGCGAGCGCCGAGGGCGCGGCGTACAGCTTCGACGTCGACAGCATCCTCGAAGGCGGTTCGGGCGTGCGTACCTTCTCGCTCGACAGCGGTACGTTCCCGTCCGGTGTGTCGATCAACACTTCGACCGGCGTGATCTCGGGTACGGTCGGTGCGTCGGCGAGCGGAACCTACCACCCGGTCATCAAGGTCGTGGACGCCGAAGGCAACACGATCTCGCAGACCTTCACCCTCGTCATCGCGGATACCTGATCGCGATTCGCGGTCGCGCGTATCGCGGCAGCAACCCCATTACATCCCCGAATAACCACGAGGACCGCAACAATGTCATTCGATATCCTGGAGACGCACGAACTCGTCGGCGTCATCCGCAACTTCCCGCCGCAGTCGAGCTACTGGCTCAACCTGTGCTTCCCCAACTCCCACTTCTCGGAATCCGAGTACATCGACTTCGACATCGTGGACAAGGCGCGTCGCCTCGCCCCGTTCGTCGCGCCGAACGTGCAAGGCCAGCCGATGCTCGACCGTCGCGAGGCGGTGCAGAAGTTCAAGCCGGCCTACCTGAAGCCGAAGAACGCCCTGGACCCGCGCCGCAATTTCCGCCGCCGTGCGGGTGAAGGTCTCGGCGGCACGCTCTCGCCGTCCGAACGCAACGACGCGATCATCGCCGACACGCTCCTGGATCAGTCGGAAGCCATCGACCGCCGCTTCGAGTGGATGGCCTGCGAAGCCATCGTCAACGGCATGGTGACGGTGACGGGCGAGAACTATCCGACGCAGATCGTCGGGTTCGGCCGCCGCGCCAGCAACACCAAGACCCTGACCGGCACCGCCCGCTGGAACCAGCCGTCGACCGCGACGCCGATCTCCGACATCAAGTCGTGGGCCAGCGAGATGTTGTCCGTGTCGGGGCGTCGCCTGAAGCGCGTTACCTTGACCCCGGCGGCCGAAGTTGCGTTCTTCGCGGCGCAGGAAACGCAGGACATCCTGGAAACGCGTCGCGGATCGCTCGCCACGGCCGAACGCGCCAACGCTTCGGGTGAAGTGGCCTACAAGGTCATGGACATCCCCGGCGGCGTCGAGGTGTGGGTCTACAACGACGTCTACGAGAACAACGACGGCGTGGAAGTCCCGTTCGTGCAGGACGGCCTNGCCGTGCTCACGGGCGAGGTCGAAGGCGTGCGTGCGTTCGGCGCGATCATGGACGACGACGCCGACTGGAAGCCGCTGGAGAAGTTCCCGAAGATGTGGAAGCAGCAGGACCCGAGCGGCATCTTCGTGATGACGCAGAGCGC